GTGTTGAAAAACTTCGCAGACAAGTTGCCGGTGTCGGGGCCGGACGCGAACTTGACCTCGACGCAGCCCGGGCTGAGATCGGGCGCCGCCTGGCTTGCCTCCGCGACGCCGCAGGAGGTTGACGCCTTTCTGGGCGGGCTGGGAGACAATGCGCTGCTGGCGCTGCCCTGGATTTTCGAATTCTGGGCGCTGCCGCATCAGCTGCCCCCGGTGGGGGCGTGGAAAAGCTGGGTCATCATGGGCGGGCGCGGCGCGGGCAAGACCCGGGCCGGGGCGGAATGGGTGCGTGCACAGATCGAGGGGGCGGGTCCGGCCGATGCCGGGCCCGCGCATCGGGTGGCGCTGGTGGGCGAGACCTTCGATCAGGTGCGCGACGTGATGATCTTTGGCGAGAGCGGGATTCTGGCCTGCTCTCCGCCGGATCGGCGCCCGGAGTGGGAGGCGACGAAGCGGCGGCTGGTCTGGGCGAATGGCGCGACGGCGCAGGCCTTTTCGGCGCAGGAGCCCGAGGCGCTGCGCGGGCCGCAGTTCGACGCCGCCTGGGTCGACGAGCTGGCGAAGTGGAAAAAGGCCGAGGAGACCTGGGACATGCTGCAATTCGCGTTGCGGCTGGGGCGGCATCCGCAGCAGGTGATCACCACGACGCCGCGCAATGTCGGCGTGCTGAAGGCGATCCTCAACAACCCCTCGACGGTGGTGACCCATGCGCCGACCGAGGCGAACCGGGCCTATCTGGCGGAGAGCTTCCTGGCCGAGGTGCAGGCGCGCTATGCGGGCACGCGGCTCGGTCGGCAGGAGCTGGAGGGTGTGCTCTTGGAGGATGTCGAGGGGGCGCTGTGGACGACGGCGCAACTGGAGGGGCTGCGTCTGGCGGCGCCGCCTGCGATGGACCGGGTGGTGGTGGCGCTCGATCCGGCCGTGACGGGCGGCGCGGGGTCGGACGAATGCGGGATCGTCGTGGCGGGCGCGGTGACGCGCGGCCCGGTGCAGGACTGGCGGGGCTATGTGCTGGAAGATGCCTCGGTTCGGGGGCGGCCGACCGACTGGGCGCGGGCGGCGATTGCGGCGATGGAACGCTGGGGCGCCGAGAAGCTGGTGGCCGAGGTCAATCAGGGCGGCGAGATGGTCGAAAGCGTGTTGCGCCAGATCGATCCTTTGGTTCCGTTTCGGGCGCTGCGGGCCTCGCGGGGGAAATCGGCGCGGGCCGAGCCGGTGGCCGCGCTTTACGAGCAGGGCCGGGTGAAGCATTGCCGCGACGGGCGGCTGGGCGCTTTGGAAGATCAGATGTGCCGCATGACGGTGCAAGGCTATGCGGGCAAGGGCTCGCCCGACCGGGTCGATGCGCTGGTCTGGGCGCTGACGGAACTGATCCTAGAGCCCGCGGCGCATTGGCGCCGACCGCAGGTGCGCGGGCTTTGAGGGCGCAAGGGCGTATTTGGACCAAGAAAAAGCCCGGTGTTTTTCTTGGTGAAAATACGCCACGGGGGCGCGGGGGTGTGAAACCCCCGCCCTCGACAGCAGATGACGTGCCGAAAGGGTCGGGGTCTTTCCCGGCCCTTTTTCTTTGGCCGGGGCCTTGGGCCGGGCCGCGACGAGGAGAACGGGATGGGACTGAATTTCTTTCGCAAGGCGGCCCCGGAGGCGCAGGTGCAGACCGCGGTCGAGCGCAAGGCCTCGGTGACGGGGCGGATCGTGGCGATGGCCTCGGGCGCCGGGCGGCCGGTCTGGGGGCCGCGCGATACGGTCAGCCTGATGCGCACGGGGTTTTCGGGCAATCCTGTGGGGTTCCGCTCGGTCAAGCTGATCGCCGAGGCGGCGGCGGCGGTGCCCTTGATCTGTCAGGATGCCGAGCGGCGGTATGAAATTCACCCCGTGCTGGATCTGCTGCGGCGCCCGAATGCCGGGCAGGGCCGGGCGGAATTGTTCGAGGCGCTGATCGGGCAGATCCTGCTCTCGGGCAATGGCTATCTGGAGGCGGTCTGTCCCGAGCCCGGGGTGCCGAGGGAGCTGCATGTGCTGCGCTCCGATCGCATGGCAGTGGTGCCGGGCGCGGATGGTTGGCCGGTCGCTTATGATTACACCGTGGCCGGGCGCAAGCATCGCTTCGATATGACGGGCCATCCCGATCCGATCTGTCATGTCAAGAGCTTCCATCCGACGGATGACCATTACGGGCTGAGCCCGATGCAGGCGGCGGCGGTGGCCTTTGACGTGCATAACGCGGCAAGCGCCTGGTCGAAGGCGCTTTTGGACAATGCCGCGCGGCCCAGTGGCGCGATCATCTACAAGGGCGCCGACGGGCAGGGGGTGCTCGCGCCCGAGCAATACGAGCGGCTGATCTTCGAGATGGAGACGCATCATCAGGGCGCGCGCAATGCCGGGCGGCCGATGCTGCTCGAAGGGGGGCTTGACTGGAAGCCGATGGGGTTTTCCCCCTCGGACATGGAGTTTCACGAGACGAAGGCGGCGGCGGCGCGCGAGATTGCGCTCGCCTTCGGGGTGCCGCCGATGCTGATCGGCATTCCGGGCGATGCGACCTATGCCAATTACGCCGAGGCGAACCGGGCGTTCTATCGGCTGACGGTGTTGCCGCTGCTGACCCGGGTTTCGGCGGCGCTGGCCTGGTGGCTTTCGGGCTATCTCGGCGCGCAGATCGAGCTGAAGCCCGATCTGGATCAGGTGCCGGCGCTGGCGGCGGAGCGCGATCAGCTTTGGGCGCGGATCGGCGCGGCCGGTTTTCTGAGCGATGCCGAAAAACGGGTGCTGCTGGGGCTGCCGCCTGTCGCGGAGGGGTGAGGCATGGTGGTGGGGGGGTCACGGTTTCTCAAGGAGCCCTTCGAGGTGCATGAGCAGCGCTTTGAAGCGACCGAGCGGATCATGGAGTTGCAGTTCACCCAGGTGGAGCGGCGCCTTGAACGCATCGAGGTGATGATCGAGCGGCTGGAAAAGCGTTTGTTCATGACGGTTTACGGCGTGATTGCCGTGATCCTGACGCAGGCGGTGCAGGGCATTCTGGACTATGCCCCGAAGTGAGGAGCGAGGAATGGAGAGAGGCGAGAGCGGGCTGGAGGTGAAGTTCTGCGGCGCGCAGCCGGTGCAGCTGCAGGACGGCGCGCGGATCGAGGGCTATGCGAGCCTTTTTGGTCTGCCCGATCAGGGCGGCGATGTGGTGGCGCCGGGGGCTTACGCGAAAAGCCTGGCGGCGATTGCGGCGCGGGGCGGCAGCGTGAAGATGCTCTGGCAGCATGATCCGGCGCAGCCGATCGGGGTCTGGGACGAGATCCGGGAGGATGCGCGCGGGCTTTGGGTCAAGGGGCGGCTTTTGCCCGAGGTGGCACGGGCGCGCGAGGCCTTGGCGCTGATCGCGGCGGGGGCGATCGACGGGCTGTCGATCGGCTATCGCACGATTGCCGCCGAGAAGGACGCAAAAGGCCAGCGGCTGCTTGCGGAACTGGAGCTTTGGGAAGTGTCGCTGGTGACATTCCCGATGCTTCGCGAGGCGCGGGTGGCGGCGAAGGGGGAGACCCTTGACGCCGCGATCTGGCGTGATCTGGCCCGGGCGCTGAAGGTCGCCGCGGCCGAACTGGCGGCGCACTGAGCCCCGCCGCTGCTGCAGGAGTGTGGAAAGGATGAAGACCGAGACCAAGGCTCGGGCCGGATCGGGCATGCCTGAGGGCGCCGATCCGGTCGCCGAGGTGAAAACCGCGCTGGCCGGTATCCTGAGGGAAGTCAAAGGCTTTCAGGACGATGTGAAGACGAGATTGCAACAACAGGAAGAGCGTGTGACCATGCTGCAAACGAAGACCTTCGCCGGGCGTCATGCCCTTGCCACCGCCGCCACCGAGGAGGCGCCGCATCAGAAGGCCTTTGCCGCCTATCTGCGCACCGGCGATGATGACGGGCTGCGCGGGCTGTGCCTTGAGGGCAAGGCGCTGAATTCGGCGGTGGCGGCCGAGGGCGGTTATCTGGTCGATCCGCAGACCTCGGAGACGATCCGGGGCGTTCTGCGCTCGACCGCCTCGCTGCGCCAGATCGCCAGTGTCGTCAATGTCGAGGCGACCTCGTTCGATGTGCTGGTGGACAAGACCGACATGGGCTCGGGCTGGGCGAGCGAGACGGCGGCGCTGAGCGAGACCGCGACGCCGCAGATCGACCGCATCAGCATTCCGCTGCACGAGCTGGCGGCGATGCCGAAGGCGAGCCAGCGGCTGCTGGATGACAGCGCCTTCGACATCGAGACCTGGCTGGCCAATCGCATCGCCGACAAGTTCGCCCGGGCGGAGGCGGCGGCTTTCATCTCGGGCGACGGGGTGGACAAGCCGACGGGGTTCCTGACCAAGGCGAAGGTGGCGAATGGCGCTTGGGCCTGGGGCAGCCTTGGCTATGTGGCGACCGGCGCGGCGGGGGATTTCGCGGCGGTGAATGCGTCCGATGCGGTGGTCGATCTGGTCTATGCGCTCGGCGCCGAATACCGGGCGAATGCGAGCTTCGTGATGAATTCGAAGACCGCGGGCGCGGTGCGCAAGATGAAGGATGCGGACGGCCGGTTCCTGTGGGCCGACAGTCTGGCGGCGGGGGAACCGGCGCGGCTGATGGGCTATCCGGTGCTGATCGCCGAGGACATGCCCGATATCGCGGCCAATGCCTATGCGATCGCCTTTGGCGATTTCGGCAATGGCTACACGATCGCGGAACGCCCGGATCTGCGGGTGCTGCGCGATCCCTTCTCGGCCAAGCCGCATGTGCTGTTCTATGCCTCGAAACGCGTCGGCGGCGATGTCAGCGATTTCGCCGCGATCAAGCTTTTGAAGTTTGCCGCCTCGTAACGGGCGGTGAAGGGGCCGGGGGCGACCCCGGCTGCCGCCGGTTCGCCGGTCGGGCGGGCGCGGGCTTCCGGCCGCCACCTAGCTGCTCCCTCCGTCCGAGTGGCGGTGCGGGGTTCGCGCCCGAACGCCCAAGTGCAGGACCGCGGGGTGCGGTCGGCTTTTCGGAGAGTTTCCATGATGCTGAACGAAGTGACGGCGGTGCCCGCGACGGCGCTGCCGGTGGCCGAATTCCGCGACCATCTGCGGCTGGGCACCGGCTTTGCCGATCTGGGGGCCGAGGATGCGGCGTTGCTGTCCTATTTGCGCGCGGCCATCGCGGCGATCGAGGGGCGCACGGCCAAGGCGTTGATTTCGCGAGCGTTTCGGCTGGCGCTGACAGGCTGGCGCTGGGGCGACATGCAGACGCTGCCGATCGCGCCGGTCAGTGCGGTGACGGCGCTGCGGCTGGTCGATGCGGCGGGCGCCGAGACGCCGGTGGCGGCGGGCTGGCGGCTGGTGCCCGACATGGCGCGGCCGCGGATCGAGGCTTTGGGGGCGGCTTTGCCCGCGATCCCGACGGGCGGGCGGGTCGAGATCGACTTCACCGCCGGGTTCGGGGCGAGTTGGAGCGCGCTGCCCGTCGATCTGGCGCAGGCGGTGTTTCTGCTCGCCGCGCAATATTACGAGCTGCGCCATGACGGCGCGGCCGAGGGCGGCGCGATGCCCTTTGGGGTGATGGCGCTGATCGAGCGCTGGCGCACGGTGCGGGTGTTGGGAGGGCGGCCATGAGCATGCCGCGGCTGAACCGCAAGCTGGTGCTGGAGGAGGCCTTGCGCGTGGCCGATGGTGCGGGCGGGCACCGGCTGGACTGGGTGGCGAAGGGCGTGCTCTGGGCCGAGGTCACGGCGGGCAGCGGCACGGAGCGGGCGGGGGAATTCGTCACGCTGGCCTCGGTGCCCTGGACCATTGTCGTGCGGGCGGCGCCGGTGGGGGCGGCACGTCGGCCCAAGCCCGAGCAGCGTTTTCGCGAAGGATCGCGGATCTTTCGCATCCTTGCTGTCGCCGAGCGCGACCGCGAGGGGCATTACCTGACCTGTTTTGCCCGCGAGGAGGTGGTGGCATGAGCTATGCGGTGGCGGGGGCGCTGCAGGCGGCGGTCTATCAGCAGCTGCGCGCGGATGGCGCGCTGGCGGCGCTGGTGGGAACGGCGGTTTACGATGCTGTGCCGCCGGGGACGCTGGTCGGCACCTATGTGAGCCTTGGGCCCGAGGATGTGGCCGATGCCTCGGACAAGACGGGCGAGGGGGCGGTGCATGATTTCGTCATCTCGGTGATCACTGACGCGGCGGGATTTGCGACGGCGAAGGCGGCGGCGGCGGCGGTGTCCGATGCGCTCGTGGGGGCCGATCTGGCGCTGGCGCGTGGGCGGCTGGTGGGGCTGTGGTTCCTGCGCGCCAAGGCGCGGCGGGTGGAAAAGGCCGACACGCGGCGGATCGATCTGGTGTTTCGCGCGCGGGTCGAGGGCTGAGGCCCATCGGCGACTTGCGCCCCGGCGGGGCGGTGATTTTCAACATCTGGAGGCAAGACATGGCGGCGCAGAATGGCAAGGACCTTCTGATCAAGCTCGACCTGACCGGGTCGGGGCAATTCGAGACCATCGCGGGGCTGCGCGCGACGCGGATCAGCTTCAATGCGGAAACCGTCGATGTGACCTCGCTGGAAAGCCAGGGCGGCTGGCGGGAATTGCTGGGCGGCGCCGGGGTGCGCTCGGCCAGCATTTCCGGCTCGGGGGTGTTCAAGGACGCCGATACCGACGAGCGGGCGCGGCAGATCTTTTTCGACGGCGAGGTGCCGGAGTTTCAGGTCATCATCCCCGATTTCGGCATCGTGCAGGGGCCGTTCATGATCACCTCGATCGACTATGCGGGCAGCCACAATGGCGAGGCGAGTTACGAACTGGCGCTTGCCTCGGCGGGTGCGCTGGGCTTCACGGCGATCTGAGGCGGTCATGGCAAACCCTTGGGCGGGCGAGGTCGAGGTGGTTCTGGGGGCCGAGCGGCGGGTGGCGAAGCTGACGCTGGGCGCGCTTGCGGAGCTGGAGGCGGGGCTGGGCGAGGCCTCGCTGATGGATCTGGTGCGGCGGTTCGAAACGGGCGCGTTTTCCAGCCGCGACGTGCTGGCGCTGATCGTGGCGGGGCTGCGTGGCGGCGGTTGGGAGGGGCGGACGGAGGATCTGCGCACGGTCGAGATCGGCGGCGGGCCGGTGGGGGCGGCGCGGATCGCGGCGGAATTGCTGGCGCGGGCCTTCACCGTGCCGGGGCAGGGCGGGACGTGAGTGGCGGTCTGGATTGGCCGGGGCTTTTGCGGGTCGGGCTGCGGGGATTGGGGCTGCGGCCCGGGGAGTTCTGGCGGCTGACGCCGGCGGAGCTGGCGGTGATGCTGGGCGAGGCGGCGGGGACGCCGCCCTTGACGCGCGGGCGGCTTTCGGAGCTGGCGGCGCGGTTTCCCGATGCGCCCGGCGGGGGCGATCTGAAAGGAGGAGGCGATGATCGAAGTTGACGGGCTGGATGCGCTGGGTCGGCAGGCGGCGGAGCTGGAGCAGGCATTGGGGGGCGCCGAGGGGGTGGCGGCGAGTTTCAACGACGAGCTGGGACGGATGCGGGAGAGCCTGACCTATACGGGCCGCGAGGTGGGGAGCCTGTCGCAGAGCTTCGGGCGCTCGGTCCGGCGGGCGTTCGACGGCGTGATCTTTGACGGGATGAAGCTGTCGGACGCGTTGAGTTCGGTGGCCGAGGGCATGGCGCAGGCCGCCTATTCGGTGGCGATGCGACCGGTGCAGGAGGCGATCGGCGGGGCGCTTGCCAGCTCGATCAGCGGGATGCTGGGCGGGGTCTTCGGCTTCGCGCAGGGCGGCGCGTTTTCGCAAGGCCGGGTCATGCCCTTTGCCAAGGGGGGGGTGGTGTCTTCGCCGACGACCTTCCCGATGCGGGGTGCGACGGGGCTGATGGGCGAGGCCGGGCCCGAGGCGATCCTGCCCTTGGCGCGGGGCGCGGACGGGCGGCTGGGCGTGCAGGCCGGGGGGGGGCGGGTGATCAACGTGGTGATGAATGTGACGACGCCCGATGCGGCGGGCTTCGCCCGCAGTCAGGGCCAGATCGCGGCGCAGGTGAACCGGGCGCTGGCGCGCGGCTCGCGCAACGCCTGAGGAGGACAGCATGGCATTTCATGAAGTTCGGTTTCCCGCCAATCTGAGCTTCGGCTCGGTCGGCGGGCCGGAGCGGCGCACCGAGATTGTCACGCTGGCCAGCGGGCATGAGGAGCGCAACAGCCCATGGGCGCATTCGCGGCGCCATTACGATGCCGGGGTGGGGCTGCGCAGCCTGGACGATGTCGAGCGGCTGATCGCGTTTTTCGAGGCGCGGGCTGGGCAGCTGCACGGCTTTCGCTGGAAGGACTGGGCGGATCACAAGAGCTGTCCGGCCTCGCGGGCCGTCGCGCATGAGGATCAGCTGATCGGAATTGGCGACGGCGTCACGACCGCGTTTCAGCTGGTGAAGACCTATGCTTCGGGCGGGCAGTGCTATCTGCGGCCGATCGTGAAGCCGGTCGAGGGCACGGTCAAGCTGGGCATCGCGGGCGATCATCAGGCCGAAGCGGTGAATTTCGCGCTCGATCCGACGACGGGGATCGTTACCTTCAACGAGGCGCCGTCGAAAGGGGCGCGGGTGACGGCGGGGTTCGAATTCGACGTGCCGGTGCGGTTTGATACCGACCGGATCGCGGTCTCGGTGCAGTCGTTTCAGGCGGGGGATCTGCCGCAGGTGCCGGTGCTGGAGGTGCGGATCTGATGGCCTATCCGCAGGAGTTGAAGGCGCATCTGCAGGGCGGCGTGACGACGCTATCGCGGGCCTGGGCGCTGGCGCGGACCGACGGGCGGGTGCTGGGCTTCACCGATCATGACCGGGGGCTGAGCTTCGAGGGGATCGCCTTCGAGCCGGGCAGCGGCATGACGGCCAAGGCGGTGCTGCAGGGCACGGGCCTTTCGGTCGACAATACCGAGAGCTACGGCGCGCTGAGCTCCGAGGCGATCACCGAGGCGGATCTTCTGGCCGGGCGCTATGATGGCGCCGCGGTCACGGTCTGGCTGGTGAACTGGGCCGATCCGGGGATGCGGGCGGTGATCTTTCGCGGCCATCTGGGGGAGGTGTCGCGGGGTGCGGGGGCGTTCACCGCCGAGCTGCGCGGGCTGACCGAGGCCTTGGGGCTGGATCAGGGGCGGATCTATCATCCGCGCTGCGCCGCGGTGCTGGGCGATGGCAAATGCCGGTTCGATCTGACGAAGGACGGTTATGCGCTCGAGACGGCGCTGGGCGCAATCGAGGAGGCGGTGGTGTTGCGCCTGGCCGAGGCTGCGGGGTTCGAGGATCGCTGGTTCGAGAAGGGGCGGCTTCTGGTGCTGGAAGGCGCGGCGGCGGGGCTGGTCGGCGTGGTGAAGAACGACCGGCTGCAGGCGGATGGCTCGCGGATCATCGAGCTGTGGCAGCGGCTGGGCGCCGATCCGGTGGCGGGGGATCGGGTGCGGATCGAGCCCGGCTGTGACAAGCGCGCCGAGACCTGTCGGCTGAAATTCGACAATTTCCTGAATTTTAGGGGCTTTCCGCATATTCCGGGGGAAGATTGGCTGGTCTCCTATCCGGTGCAGAGCGGCACCAATGACGGCGGGAGCCTGTTCAAATGAGCGCGATCGGGCTGCGGGCGGTGGCGATCGCGCGGGACTGGATCGGCACGCCTTATCGGCATCAGGTCTCGGTGCAGGGGGCGGGGACGGATTGTCTGGGTCTTTTGCGCGGGGTCTGGCGGGCGCTTTATGGCGCCGAGCCGGAACTGGTGCCGCCCTATACCGCCGATTGGTCCGAGCCCGCGCGCGAGGAAGTGCTGTGGCGGGCGGCGGCGCGGCATCTGCTGGCGCTGCCCCCTGCGCCGGGGCCGGAGCGCCCGGGCGAGGTGCTGCTGTTTCGGATGCGTCATGGCGCGGTGGCCAAGCATCTGGGCATCGCTGCCGAGATCGGCGCCGGGGCGAGTTTCGTGCATGCCTATACGGGGCATGGCGTGGTCGAGAGCCCGCTCTCGGAGCCCTGGGCGCGGCGGATCGTGGCGCGATTTCAATTTCCTGAGGGGGGCCGGTGA